TGATGAATGCGTACAGAGATTTTGCAAACACACTTGCTGAGCAAATCATTTTTGAGTCTATAGATCACAAGGCATTAAATCAGAAGATGAGGCCGCTTAGTGATGCTCACTACGTCATTTCAGATTATGTGCAGCGCATACACACTGCATTGCTATTGCTTAGAAGAGAGGGACTTTCGAAACACGCCTTTATTCTTGATGGAGTATTAAAGACAGATAAAGAAGTCAGGGAACAATATTTGCCTAAGCCGGATTACGGCAATTATAGACTTTATGCCAATACTGAGGATATGCTTGAAGTAGATGGCGGAGGTGACAACTGGAATAATATCCATGTCAAAAAGCCTGCTAAAACATACGCTCCAAGTGAGCTTATAAATATGCTCAAAGACTATTCGCCGTATGAAAATGTATCATATTCGGAGGATACCGGACTTTTCACACTTGACGGAACTGAAAGAGACAGAGGGTTCGTCGAACGCATCCTCAATGTAGCAGACTGGCAGCAATCATCTTATGAAACAGTAAATACAAGACAACTTGCACAAGAGGCTAAAGAAGAAGGGTACAGCGGCGTAATTATCAGGAATATCACTGATGATGGCGGAAGAAATAACAATAAAAGACACTATATGGAGCACGGAGATATATACATATTCTTCAGCCCTCAAGAACAGGTTAAGTCAGCTGATAACATAACCTATGATGAGAACGGGGAAGTTATACCTCTGTCGGAGAGGTTCAAGCCCGAGAATTCCGATATCCGCTACTCGCTCGAAGTGGATACCGAGGGAAGGGAGTTGACCCCGGAGCAGCAAGAATATTTCAAGGACTCAAAGATTCTCGATGATAATGGTAGACTGCGTGTTGTGTATCACGGAACAAATAATACAGAGTTTAATATCTTTGATTCGAAGTATGTCGGATCGGCGAGCGGAGACGTGGGCTTTTTCGGGAAAGGCTTCTATTTTGCATTTACAGAAGGAGAGGCGGCATATTACGGTAGCAAGAGAATTATTCCTGTATATCTGAACATAACAAATCCGTTTGACTTTGAGAAAGAGTTACATTCATATAATGGAGAAGAGGCTGTGTATGGATATGCTCCGGATGCAGTTTCATTTATGAACTTTGCTGAGAAGTTTCCTGAGATAGCCGAAGGACTTACTATCTCAGTGGGACGAGCTGGCAGTGATACGATCGAGGAAATATCACTCAAAGAGTTTGCGGATGCATTCAGGGATGTAATTGATAATAAAAAGTTTGAGTATCGCAAGAGAAAAAATGAGTACGGCAACGAGGAAACCATTGTTACTGCTGATCAGAAGGAAATTGAGTATGAGTATAACGGGAAGACGCATACCCATATATATTATGATTTCGAGGAGCGATTCAATAGTGATGCGCCTCACCTTGATGTTGCATACGCATATTTAAGCAAATGTGTATATTCATACGTGGATATGTACAATTTTACTAAAGTTATTCTTGAGAACAGCGATGATTTTACTGAGTCACTTAAGAAAAAAGGATACGACGGAACTATACAGTCCAAAGCAGGAGACGAGGCAGTCGCCTTTTATCCGGAGCAGATAAAAGAAATAAGCAATAAGACACCGACTAAGAGCCCTGATATCCGTTATTCGCTTCGAGTTGATTCAGAGGGCAGAGAACTTACTGAAGGGCAGCGGGAATTCTTCAAAGATAGCAAGGTTCTTGATGAAGACGGCAATTTGAAGGTGGTTTATCATGGCAGTATGAATGACTTTACTGTTTTTGATATTGAGATGGCACGTGACACCGAGGATATTGAAGCATTCTTCTTCTCAGGAGACAGAGAAGAGGCGGAGGGATACGGAGACGAGAATCTCAAGGAATACTATCTTAACATCACCAATCCAGCTGACTATGATACAGCATATGATGTATTTTTCAAGTATAAAGGTCAGACCGGTGCTGGAAGAAAAGCAAGAGAAGAGCTTGAAGCTATGGGGTATGATGGTGTAATCGCTGAAGACGAAGATGCACCTGAATACACAGAATATCTTGTCTTTAATCCGGAGCAGATAAAACTTATATCCAATGACGCTCCTACCGAGGATCCTGATATACGTTTTTCCATCGACGTTGACACCAAAGAGCTTATCAGGGAGAATGCTCAACTCAAAGAGATGGTAAAACACCTTGAGCATGAGTTTGAACTGACCGGAGGGAAAGAGGCGGATCCGGAAAAGGTAAAAAGAGTAGCAAAGAAATTTTTAAAGATGTTCAATTCCTCATACGATCTTGACACTCTGGCTGATCAGATCATGAATATCTATTCATATCTTCACTCTGAAAACGGCGACGGTGAAGTAGCCCTTGCCAAGATGAGTGAAGTAGCCAAGTCTATCCTGAAAGAAGGCGGAGACAAGATAGAGGGAGAATACAAGGAACTCAGAGATTACTTAAGAACAACCGGTATTTCTCTTTCGGAAGCACAGAAAGAAGAGGCGGCAAATATATTCGGATCCTATGGTGCTTTTAGAAAAGCCATGTTCGGAAAGGTAAAGCTGACAAACAACGGCGCTGATTTAGAGCGCATCTGGAATGCGGATTTGAAGAACCTGGCACCGGAACTTTTTTTATCCGATGTAAACGCTCTCAATATGCCGGCCGTCCTTGCTGATACAGTCGATGCAATACAGCCAAGGGTTACCCCATACGGCACCGAGGATATAGAACAGGGCGCTTATGATGTTGCTATGCAGATTTATACAGAGCTTGCCAAGGTTCCGCCGGTGGAGACTTTCGCTGACAAGCAGGAAAAGAAATATATCGAAGGCATGAATAAACTTGCCGAGTCTTACGAGGGCTTACTTGATGCTTACAGAAAAGAGATTGACACTCTTAACAATGCTGATATAGAGGCTGCCAAGGAACAGTTTGAGCAGGAAAAGAAAGTACGGCTTGCAAAGAACACTTCTGAGATGAAGGCTATCCTTGAGGCGAAAAAACAGGCAAGGAACCCGAAGACTCTGGCTGACTATGAAAAGAAGTTTAAGGCTTTAGAACAGGAGAATCAGAGGCTAAGGCTTGCCAAGGTTGATGAAGTGGCAAAAATCAAGGCTAAGTACAATTCGAGGAGACTTGCTGATATCGACAGAAGAAAGTCCACCGAGACAAAGGATAAGATACGCAAGCTCCATGATCGGATGAGAAGGATGATAATCAAACCGACTGAGACGGCCTATGTTCCCAAGGATCTTATGGCAGCGGCTATTGAGGTTTGTAATATCGTTGATCTCGGCTATGCTGAGGGAACAAAGCTGAGGAAGGCTCTTGATGAAGCAAGAAGGGCTTTCCCGAATGTTGATAAAGAAGATGGTATCCTGGCTTCTGACTTTGATCCGAGAATAGCTGATGAGATAGACACTCTTACAGAGCTTTTTGATAATAAGCCTGACGGGTGGTCTATTAAAGACGCTTCTTTAGAGGAGCTGAACCGCATATATGATGCCATGAATGGAATATACGAGTGCATCCGTATGTCAACCAAGCTCATAAGAGAAGAAGGCGAGAAAGACGCAAGACGGGCAGGAAAGAAGGTTATAAAAGAGCTGGAAGAGAGTAAAGGCCTTAATACATGGTTAGGCAAGCTCTCCGACAAGGTGACAAGCTCATTTCTCAACTCCTACCGTGAGTTTAGAAAGATCTCCGGTTACAATGATAACGGCGAGATCATGTTTATGTGGAAAGAGTTAAACGAAGGTCAGAAAAAGATGTACCGGGCTCAGATGGAAGGTCAGGAAGTCTTACAAAAAGCCTTCGGCTCGAAAGAGATGGACAACCTTCTGAAGAAGTTAAACTCTCCGAAGGATCTTGTAAGGGTTCCTCTCAGGTTCAAGTCCGGCAACGCTCCTGTTATGGTTACAAGAGGTATGAGACTCTCTCTCATTATGCACGGAATGAGTGCTGCCAACTACAGACATATGTCAGTAGGTGGTATAGAGATCCCGGTCAACATGAAACTGATTGATAACAAGCAAAAGGCTTACGAACACACAAGAAGAGTTGTAGGCATAGATTATACGGCTCTGAAACAGATGGAGATGGAGCTCTCAACAGAGGAGAAGAAGTTACTTGAAGTTATGAAGAAGCTCTTTCATGAGTGGTCAGGCGAAAAGATAAATGAGACTTCGAACGAGCTGTATGGTTTTGAGAGAGCGAGAGTAAAAGAGTATTTCCCTATAAGCGTAGACAAAGACTATGTAGCAACAGATATCTCTTCCCTGAAGTTTGACAAGACGATAGAGGGCGCAGGCTTCCTGAAAGAGAGAATTCAATCCGTCAAACCTATTATCCTTGAAAACATCATGGATACAGCCGAGAGAACCATCAAAGCTACATCTCTTTTCAACGGTCTTGCTGTTCCGGTCAGAAATTACAATAAGATCATGAATACAACCACTTATGAAGTAACTGAGGCTGACGAAGGAGATGGCGAGATATGGGTACCAAACACCTCAGTTAAGAAGATGCTTAAGGACAAGTGGGGCTTAAGAACTCAGCAATACCTTGATGATCTGGTTGCTGACCTTCAACAGGCGAGAAACAGAGAATACACGTGGTATGACAGGCTGAGAGGAAATTATGCCGGAGCTGTTCTGACTGCAAATGCCTCTGTAATTATAAAGCAGACTTCGGCTTATCCGACCGTAGCCGGAATAGTAGGCTGGATGCCAACAGTTAAGGCTATGTTTAGGGGCGGTAAAAACAACTGGATGCTCTCAAAAGCTGACACAGATCTCATAAATAAGTGGTCTTCGCTTTACTGGTACAGAAATCAGGGTAACAATTCAAGGGATCTTGCGGAAATTAGAGATATGAACTCTTTCGTAAATAAGGTTCCACCTGTTAAGTTTACCAAAGACCTGATACAGAAGGTTGATATAGCCATGGTAGGGCGCTTCTGGTATGCGGCGCAATACTATGTAGACAAAAACTTCAAGAATCTTGAAAAGGGATCTGACGCATACTACAAAAAGGTTGCTGAATACTTCGATCGTTCGATAGAAGAAACTCAGTCCACCAATATGGTTATGGAAAACGCTGATATCATGCGTAACCCTTCGGGCGGCATGAAGATGATCACGATGTTTATGGGACAGGGCTTGCAGAACTTTGGTATAGTCTATGATAATCTCGCCAACATGAGAGCTAAAGCAAGAATGGTTAAGGAAGGCAAAGCAACCAAGGCAGAGCTTAAGCAGGCAAGAAAAGACTTTGCAAACGCTGTTACTTCACAACTTGTCAGTGCCGCTATGTTTGCCGGGCTTGCTATCGTGGCAAGAGGTCTCCTCCACAGGATGAACCCATACAGAGACGACAAGGAAGAAATAACAGCTGAGTCTATCGCTACGAAGTTTGCTGACGATATGGCGGAGAACATAGCCGGATCCATCCCGTTCGGCAGTCTTATCTATGAGGGTGTTATGGCGGCCACTGATGTTGCGTCAGGAAAAGGCTTTACACGAACTTACGGACAACAAGATATTGTTCTTGACGCTATATCCACGCTGGAAACCGACACAGTTAAACTTGCAAAGGCTATAAAGAAAGTAATTGACGGTGAAGAGAGTGCAGTCTGGGATGCACTGAATCAAACCATCAAGGACGGTTCGAAGCTTTTCGGCATTCCGTATGAAAATATATGGAACTTAGGAGAAGGCTTTACTAAACATGTTTCAGATGTTGCCTCCGGCGAAGGCTTCCTGTCGTATTCCTCTGATCAGAAAGATCCATCAGTCAGTGTTATAGGCGGTTACCTAAATGAAGCTATAGAAAACGGCGATACATATTCTCAGGAGAAATACGCCGAAACCCTATATGAGTTAGGCAAGACGGATAAAGAGATCAATTCTCAGATAGCCAAGAACATAAAGGGAGATGAAGCTATCATAAACGCTGCAGCGGCGAGAAACTCCGGGGATATAGCCACTTACTCTCAGACTGTTGTTGATTACATAAACAAAGGCTATCCTGAAGCGGCTGTGGTGAGCGCTATAACTTCCGTGATCAACTCTATGAATAAAAAGCCTAAACAGGATGTCATAATTGATACCGGAAAGATAAAAAAAGAGAACGGCTCATTTATGAACTCCATAAAAAACACCGACGCTAAAGTTTATGATAGCGGCGACCTCACGGCAGCGGTTGAAGGCGGAAGTGTAAGAAACATAAACGCTATAGTAAATGCACTGCTCAAAGAGAAAACTGACAAAGGCCTCTCGAAAGAAGATGCCGTAAAGGAATTATCTAAGAGTATGAAGAGCACACTTTCAAGACAGTACCACCAGATGTATCTCGGATCTTCCATGGCAGAGCGGTCAAAGATTATTGATAAGCTCTCAAAAGTAAAACTCGACGGAAAACCTTTATATGATCAGGAGCACTTCTTACGCTGGAATAAAGAGGCTGAAAAATCACCCTAAACTTGGGGTGACATAGTTACATTTTTAGATTAAGATATACTCAAGAAAGGAGAAGCTATGAGAACAATATCTTTTAGTATAACAGGACAACACATAACAGCGAGTCCGATATCGGATCTTGTAGGCAACACAAGGAATTATGTAAAAGCAGAGTTTACCTTCTCATCAGAGTGGGATGATTTATTCAAGGTTGCCGTTTTTACCGCCAACTCGAAACAATATGCAGTATTGATAGAAGCTGGTGAATGTATAATTCCTGCAATTGCTATGAGTGGAGAATACTTTGATGTAGGGGTCTATGCTGGATCAGGCCTGACAAGGCTAACTACTAATACGGTAAGAGTAAGAGTAGAAGAATCTGTAAGGCAGAAACCGCCCTATGACATGATAAATATGTATGAGGGATTAGAGCAGGAGATTAACGATCTTCAAGACGAAGACACCCTTATCCATGGCGAGATAAACGCACTTGATACCAGACTTACAACGGCAGAAGAAACGCTTGAAGATTTGGAAGTAGTGCCGGAGATAGCTGACGAAGCTCTTACTAAGGCCACAACGGCACTAAGCGATGCAGCAGCGGCACAATCCACTGCGGATCAGGCCGTACTCGATGCGGCAGCGGCTCAGTCCTCTGCAAATACAGGCATAGCCAATGCAGCAACAGCTCAGGCTACTGCGGATCAGGCTGTTCTTGATGCGGCGGCAGCTCAAGAGTCGGCAGATGAAGGGATAGCGGATGCGGCAGCAGCTCAGGGGACTGCAAATCAAGCAATCTTAAATGCGGCGGCGGCACAAAGCACGGCTGATACAGCAGACGGTAAGGCGGACGCACTGGCGGCAAGGCTAACATCTCATGAAGGAATATCCATAGCCTCAACAAATGGTGTTCACAATCTAAGATATGTTATAGCTACAGGAAAACTTCAGATCTATGATCCAGTATCAGACCAGTGGACTGATATCACTTCCGGAGGCGGAGGGGAGATTTCCGTAGACGATGTATTATCTACTATATCGAGAAATCCCGTCCAGAATAAAGTCCTGACAACTAAAATAAACGAGATCCTGGCAGCTATCACCACGCTGCAGAGTCATTTGACTGAGAATGTCACCGACTCTTCGGGTACCCATGGAATAAGAATCAATGCTTCTACGCATAGAACGCAATACTATGACGACTCGGATGATGAGTGGAAAGACACAGGAGGACTTACAGATGTAGACAACGCATTAAGCGGCAGCTCGACAAATGCAATTCAGAATGCAGTTGTAAAATTAAAATTTGATCAAGTAGACAATGATATATCAGGGAAAAACACTGATGTTGGTCTTTCTATCGTCAATGGCTTAATCTGTCAAACCTATACAACAGAATAAGGAGGAAACAAAAAATGGCAAACGCAACAAAACCACTTGTACTTGATGAAACGGCTCAAAGAATAGCCGAAGCGTTAGAGGGAGGAGGCATTGCAACACCCACCACCGCAGGCAAGACGAAACCCGATGATGAAACAATCATGATCGGTGCAGACGGCACTATCGGTACTAATAAACGCAGAGCGAGAAGAAACATCACGACCGATCTTGAGAATTTCCCTGCGGCGGCTGCGGCTCAAAAACTTGAAAAGTATGGTTACTCAATCGGTGACTATTTCACAGGGGCGAGCGGCTACACTTACATCCTTGGAGACCTGAATCCATTCAAAGGAACATCAACGCCCTATTGTATAGCGGTCGACCATTTTGGCATCGTTGTAGACACACACCAAACTTCAAAATGGCACTCAGCTGATGCGTCAAACGTGGGATATGCAGGCTCAGATCTGCACGCATACCTGACAGGCACGGTATTAACTAACATCAAATCCGATATCGCTGCGTTGTTCGGTGATTGGCAAAGTCACCTAATTAGCCATTCAAAGCTGTTATCAACAGCTTTGGCAAATTGGGCATGGACTGCGGATCAGTACATATCAGCACTTACATGTACTCAGGCCGACGCAGGCAGTCAGTGCACTGCTAACGAATACCAGGAGGGTGAAGCATCGAAATCGCTCGAGCTTTTCCGAAAGTACAAATGGACTGAGATTTTCGGCGGCGAATATCCGTGGACACGGTGCCTGTCGAATCACTCCGGCGGTGCGTATGCGTGCTGTCTGGACGACTACGGCCGCTTGGACGGCAGCCACAGCGTGACCGTCGCTTATTATGCTGTCGGGCTTATTAATTTTCATTAAACATTGGTGGGGGTTTATCCCCCACCACTAAAATCTTTAGAAAGGAACATGATAAATGTGGCTGTAAACAAGCCGGATAGAAAGCAAAGCAAAGTTGAGTTTGATGCGACATATTTCAAAGTTTATGATGATGCGGTTAAACTTGTAGAGTGTAGATTCGGAGCAAAAGGCAAACAAGCCGAAAGAAGAGCTTATATCGGATATATGGCTAAGGCAATCATGAAATCCGCTACTGAACTTGGCACTCAGATCCGTATTGCAAATAGCATCTATCCCATATATCAATCAGAGCTTGAACAAAGACGGATAGCACAAGAGAAGGCTATCGGACTATGTTTTGATATCTTGACCAAATATCAGCTTGCCATGAGCGAGTTGAAGGTACCGGATGATAAACACACAAATGAAATTAAGCATCTTATACATGAGATTAACTGCTTAAAGAACTGGCGGACTTCCGACAATAAAAGGTTTACCGACTTAGGTTAATATCTAATCCGGCGGTGCGTATGCGTGCAATCTGAACAACAACGGCAACTTGAACGGCAACAACAGCGTGACCAACGCTAATTATGCTGTCGGGATTAACATTCGTTACGCTACGATAAGTAGCATCATATACGAATTGATAAGGAGATATTAACCTTCCCTTATGGGTAAATATATAATGTGATGTGCCTTGCTACGGCAAGTGGCACTGTAAACGCATTTATCTTTTTGATATGACAATCGAAGAATTAACGACGCTTGAAAAACTAAACAACGCCTTTTATGAGTGCGCAAAGATATCTCACTGGAAGGAATCAACGCAGAGGTACAGAGCAAATCTCCTAATTCGGAACATTGAACTTCAAGATGATTTGAGGAGTGGGAACTATAAAGTCAGTAAAACCACCGACTTTAAAATAAATGAGCGTGGGAAGACGAGAGATATAAACGCACCAGCTGTACGTGACAGAGTGATACAAAAAGTTTTATGTAGGTACGTCCTCGTCCCCAATCTGACGAAGCCGTTGATATATGATAATTATGCAAGTCTAAAAGGCAGAGGAACGGCCTTTGCACGCAAACGGATAGATGTGCTACTGCATAGATTTATCAGAAGGCATGGCACTGATGGGTATATCTTGCAGATTGATATCAAGAAATATTTCAATTCCATTGATCATGAGATATTAAAACAGATGGTTCATGAGAGAATACATGAATCGGAAGATATAATGAATCTCATTGATTACGTGATCGACACATCATCCGATAGCGATAAGGGTTTGAATCTCGGAGCAGAGGCACCGCAGATCTTTGCCATATACTATTTGTCGAGACTTGATAATTATATAAAATCAGTCAAAGGTGTCAAATACTATGGGCGGTATATGGATGATATGTTTATTATCTCGGAAAGTAAACAGGAATTAAAAGAATTGTTGGCAGACATAAAGTCGCAGCTAAGCCTGATCAAGCTATCCGTCAATGATAAAAAGACGCATATCATTCCGCTGCGGCATGGCTTTACATTTATGCAGATAAAATACAATCTTGTAGGTCAAAGGGTTATAAAACGTCCAACAAGACCAAAGATAGTAAGAGAACGCCGAAGGCTGAAGAAGTATAAGAAGAAGCTCGACAATAATGCAATTACAGCTTATGAGACAAAGAATGCTTATATGTCGTGGCGTAATGCGGTATTGAAAGATTGTCCGCAAAGTAAGCGGTCAATCTATCACATGGATAAATTATACACGAAACTCTTTCCAGAGGACGTGGGTTATGAAAAGCGTTCGAGGGAATGGTTGATAAACGAAATCTTCAAGGATAAGGAGGCAAGAAAATGTATACTATCAAATTAGATGATGGAACAGAGATCAGAGCTAACCTCAACATGAACACATGGGAATCCGACACAGAGCCGGATGATAGTGCATTTGTGGGTAACACAAACAATGTATCATATACCACTCCTGATGGCGAAGAGGTGGAGCTTGGCGAGTGCCGATATGTAAAAGGTATTCAGAACTCAACAGGAAAATATCTGTTTTTCCTCAATCCACTCACAGACGCAGAGAAGAGAGAAAAACAGATTGAAAAGCAGAGAGCCGATATCGACTATATTGCAATAGTATCAGAAATCGAACTGTAGGAGGTACGTCATGACACATTCAAAGAACTTCGAAAAAATAAAGACTTACTATGATAATGGACTTTGGGATAAATCAAAGGTTCACACCGTTGTAGGAAAGAAAACAGGCATCACGGCGGAGGAATACGAAGAGATCACCGGCGAACCGTATGAGGTATAACTATGGCGAGAAATGTATATGAAGAAAAGGTTTCCCCTTATCTCGATTCGATAAGGGGATGGGCGAGAGATGGGCTAACCTTAGAGGATATAGCTCATAATCTTAATATTACCCGTCAGACCTTATCTAAGTATGCAAAGGCCAAGAACAGTGACGGATCTTGGAAGTATGAGCTACTGCACGATTTTCTGAAAGAAGGCAAGGAACTTTCTGATTACAGGGTGGAAAACGCTCTCTTTCAAAGTGCAGTGGGGTATTATACTACCGAGGAAAAGGTTGTAAAGGGTGATGATGGCATGGAAATAGTAGAGGTAAAAGTATATCACCCTCCAAGTGTCACAGCTCAGATATTCTGGTTAAAGAACAGAAGACCGGACAAGTGGAGAGACAAGGTTGTTCTCGAAAAGCCTATGGAGAATGACAAGTTTGTATTAGAGTTAGCACCGATAGAGGATACCGATGATAAAAACACTATGGAAACCTCAACCAAGGCAGGCGGCGTTTCAAAGCCGTCCTGAATATGAAGTATTATATGGAGGAGCAGCAGGCGGCGGTAAAACAGATGCGATTCTTACTGAGGCCTTGAGGCAGGTTGACATACCGCATTATAAGTGTCTGATCCTTAGAAAGACGTTTCCTCAGACGAAAGAGCTTGTTTCAAGATCGAGGTTTTTGTATTCGACCATATGCCCTATGGCGAGATACAATGCCACTGATCATATTTGGACTTTTCCAAGTGGAGCTACAATAGAGTTTGGAAACATGCAGCACGCAAAGGATAAGGAGAAATATCAAGGGCAAGCCTATGATTTAATCGTATTCGACGAGTTAGAACACTTTACGTGGGAAGAATATTCCTACATGTTCTCACGTAACAGGCCGACCGGAGCAGGAACAAGAGTATACATAAGAGCCACAGCCAACCCGGGAGGGATAGGACATGCCTGGATAAAAGACAGATTTGTTACTGCAGCTCCGCCTGAGACAAGAATAGAATACGAGATGGATATATATGATCTCTTCGGGAACAAGATCACGCTCAAAAAGGATAGAGTATATATTCCGGCAACGGTTTTCGATAATCACGCTCTTCTGGAGAACGATCCGAACTATCTGGGAAGCCTTGCTATGCTTCCTGAGGCGGAAAAACAAGCCTTGCTATATGGAAATTGGGATTCGTTTGGAGGGCAGGTGTTCAGAGAATGGGTTAATGATCCTGACCATTATATAGATAGAAAATGGACTCACGTTATAGAACCTTTTGAGGTACCTAAGTGGTGGAATGTATGGAGAGGGTACGACTTCGGATATGCGAAACCATTTAGTGTAGGATGGTACACAGCTGATCCCACTGGGAAGATTTATAGAATTAGAGAATATTATGGATGCACAGGAGAACCAAACAAAGGGTTAGAGTTAGATCCGGCAAGGCAGGCGGCAAATATAAAGGCCATAGAAGACGAAGATCCGAACCTAAGGGAACACAAGATAATAGGCATAGCGGATCCATCTATATGGGACACATCAAGAGGCGAGTCTATAGCAGACATAATGAGTAAGCACCCGAACTATGTTATGTTTTCGCCAGGCGACAATAACAGGCTTGCAGGAAAGATGCAGTATCACTACAGATTCGCCTTTGACGAGAACGGTGAGCCTATGTTCCAGATTTTTAATACATGCAAACATTTTATAAGAACTATCCCGTCGTTGGTTTACGATGAGTCCAATGTTGAGGACATTGACACTGATACTGAAGATCATATCTATGATGAATGCAGATATGTGTTGATGGCCAACCCTATATCACCGAGACAACATCATGAAGTCAGCGTTGATCGAAACGATCCGCTCAATCAACGGCAGCGGAATGTCAACACATTTTATAATTTTTAAGGAGGCACTATGGCAAAGAAAAAGATCAATCAGGATCCTATCGAAGAGAAAACAAGCAAAGGTTTAAGAAATGTCACAGAAGAAGACTTGGCAAAAGCGAGAAAAAAACTTCGCACTTACAAAGATCACAAACAAGAGCTTGAACAGAGAATAAGAAACAACGAGGAGTGGTGGAAGCTAAGGCATTGGGCAATATCTCAAAGTGAAGAAGACAGAAAAGCAAAGCATATGGCGGAGCCTGTTTCTGCATGGCTTCATAACTCCATAAACAACAAACACGCCGATATGATGGACAATTATCCCGAGCCTATGGTTTTACCGAGGGAAGAGTCTGACGATCCGGCAGCCAAGACTTTAACCTCTATCCTCCCGGTTATATTGGAATACAATGATTATGAGACCGTCTATTCGGATTCAGCGTGGTACAAACTGAAACAAGGATGTTCTGCCAAGATAATTGGATGGAACTCAAGAAAGAACAACGGTCTCGGGGATGTAGACATAAGAAGGATTGACTTATTGAATCTTTTTTGGGAGCCGGGCATATCAGATATTCAAGACTCCGAGAATGTTTTTCATATCCAGTTGGTCAGTAACGATCTCCTGAAAGAACAATACCCGGAAGCCGAAGAAGTCATAGGGAACAAAGAGATTGATCTTACTCATTACGTTTCTATGGATGGTATAGAAACGACAGAGAAGACAGCTGTGATTGACTGGTATTACAAAAAGGATAACGGCACAAGAGAGGTTCTTCACTATTGTAAGTTTGTAGGTGATTTAATACTATATGCATCCGAAAATGATCCTATGTATGCAGACAGAGGTTTCTATGATCACGGCAAGTATCCTTTTGTGCTTGATTCTTTATTCATAGAAGAAGGATCCCCGGCAGGCTTCGGATACATTGATATAATGCGTGATCCTCAGATGTATATTGATAAGATGAATCAGGTTATCCTTGATACAGCGGTCAAAGGTTCTAAGGCGAGGTATCTGGTATCAGATAATTCCGGTGTCAACGAAACGGAGTTTACGGATTGGACAAAAGAGGTTATACATTTTACCGGTAATCCTGACGGCTTGGTTCCTTTTCAGGGGATACAACCTTCTTCGGCTAACATGCAAGTATTGCAGTTTAAGATTGACGAATTAAAGGAGACTTCCGGCAACAGAGATTTCTCCCAAGGTTCTACTCAATCAGGTGTTACGGCCGCTACGGCTATTGCTGCGCTGCAAGAGGCAGGAAGCAAGCTATCAAGAGATCTGATTAAGGCTACATACCGTTCGTTTAAGAAAGAGTGCGACCTGGTTATAGAACTGATCAGACAGTTTTACGATGAGCCGAGAAAGTTTAGGATCCTCGGAAAGAGAGGGGAGCAGGAGTTTACTACATTCTCAAATGAATCCATAAGGCCACAGCCACAAGGCAGTGACTTCGGGATAGATCTGGGAGAAAGAGAGCCTATCTTTGATGTGACAGTTTCCGCTTCCAAGAAGTCCACTTATTCAAGAATGAGTCAGAACGAGCTTGCTCTTCAGTTTTATCACGAAGGCTTCTTTGCTCCGGCACAAGCAGATGCGTCTCTCGCTTGCGTAGAGATGATGGAGTTTGAAGGTAAGGACAAGATCATACAGAAGATAGAACAAAACGGCACCCTGTATCAGACTTGCCTTATGCTCCAGCAGCAGGTCGCTCAGTTACAATCTATGATAGGTATGCAACCACAGGTACCGGGTGTCAATCCCGGAAACGTAGGCGGTACGGCAGCGGCAAACAGAGAGATGAACACAGATTCTCTCGGAGGTGCTACGCCTAAATCGGAACTTTTGGAGAATGCAAAGAGAAGAACGAGGCAAATGGCAGAAGTATGATAAAAATTAAGATAGCAGAAGATCCCATAATGTCAGAATATACTATAGATATCACCGGACATGCCGACTATGCCGAAAAGGGAAAAGACATAGTTTGCGCCGGTGTCTCAGCTATATTCTTTACGATGCTAAAGTATCTCGAAGAAAAGAGAAGCGATTACTCGGCAGCGGTCACAGATAACAAGTCCGTAGTCTGCGTAAAAAACGGTAACTTCCCTGAATCATATTTACTGGAGATAGCTTTATGCGGATTCAAGATGTTAGCCAAGGAGTATCCGGAGTACGTCGGTCTCAGTTATGTCAACAAACAGAAAAAAGGTGAAAATTTTACCCTAAACTTGGGGTGACTCCGCTCTTTCTTTGACATATAATAAAAGAAAAAACGGAGGCTACTATGTGGGAAACGATAGTTGAGTTGGTAAAATCAGGAGATGCATGGCTGGTATTGGTGATCCTTGCGCTGATGGTTTTTGCCATACGCCAGGGCTATATGAAGGTGCGTACTGAAAAGATTCTTATCGGGAAGGACTCCAGCGAACGAGAGCGGCTTTTAATGAAAAAGCAATCAGAGTTTGCTCACGCTGCGGCTATTGCGTTCGAGAAGGAGTTTCCTCATTTTGATGGATACAATAATGTTTTAGGAGAGCTCATAGCCGAAAAAGCATATGATGAGATTGTAAACTGGATAATGATAAACCATATTGAGGATGATAAGGTTTACATAGCAAATAAACAGCAAATCATATGGAATATAGTTACCGCTGAATTTATAAATGAAAAAATGAGAAACAAAAAGAATAAAGAGATGATCTATCAGAGGGTAGAAGAAATCATAAAAGAGCTTGCGGCCATGAGAGAAAAAGATATGAGTGAGAGAAAATACAAATGAAAGGAGGGATTGGTATGAGTAACAAAGCGTATGATGTTTTGAAGTACATAGCCATGATCGTTCTTCCGGCTATAGGCACGCTGTATTTTGCGCTTGCTGGCATCTGGGGACTTCCGTATGCAGAACAGGTAGTAGGAACGATAACTGCCATTGATACATTTTTGGGTGCTATCCTTGGACTTTCTACTTCCAGATATAATAAAGTTTTGAATGATCAGGAGTTTAAAAACGTCCAGGAACAGCAGGCGGAACGAATGAAGAACGGCGAGTTTGATGTAGACTATACGGAGGGCGAGTGATGGTTTTCAGCAAGATACAAGCAAAGAGTATATCGTATGGTGGGGCGAGAAGTCGAAAGGATATCAGATATATCGTCATACATTACACCGGCAACAAGGGAGATACCGCAAGAGGCAACGGCTTGTATTTCAAATATGGCAACGAAAGGCAAGCTGGCGCTCACTGGTTCGTCGACAAGGAAGGAAAGATAGTAAGATCTATCCCTATGACGAGGACTGCATGGAGTGTGGGCGGCCTCTTCACAGAACAAAATGGCGCAGGTAACTATTATCACATATGCACGAACGCCAACAGTGTATCAATAGAGCTATGCGATCTTATGGCTGCTCCTTCAGCCAAACAGCGCCGAGCGGCAAAAGAGCTTGTAGAGTATATACGGGAAAAGTGTCCGTATGCCAGTACAATAATAAGACATTGGGATGTAAACGGCAAAGAATGTCCGGCACCCTTTATCGGTACGAAGAATGCAAGCTGGCAGAGTTTCAAAGAGTTCATTTCTTAAAACCTCTTTCAATACATTACCACAAAAGACGGATCTGAGATGCCAGATCCGTCTTTTGCGTGTAAACTTTTATCAAAAAGTGCCCCACCCAGTGCCCCGTTTTAATGTCCATTTTTGTCTATTTTTGACCAAAATTGACCGAACAAAAGTTTGATAGGTGGAAAAATAAAAAGCTCACAAGTACAGTATTTTCGGTACTTGTGAGCTATGTTCGAAAAGCGCGCACGAGAGGATTCGAACCCCCGACACCTTGGTCCGTAGCCAAGGGACAAACCACATCTTTTCGGCGCTTTCAAGGTGCAGTGCCACGGTGAGTGCCACACCTTGACTTCAATTTACCACTTTTTACCGCTTTTGTCAAGTGCTAAATATTGGAAACTTTTGTAGTGTTTTCGTTTGAAATATTTATTCCCATCATTGCGGCTGCCTGAAGAAGTGTTTCATTATCCTGATGAGTATAAATGTTGGCAGTGGTTGAAATATCCGCATGCCCCATAAGCTTTTGAGCTGCACGGATATCTACCCCTTTCTTTTGAAGATCCGTGCAGTAAGTATGCCTCAGCATATAAGGTACGAAGTCCGGTGCCAGTGGAAACGGCGGGATAAGTTTGTTTCTGTACGTTCTTGCGCCCATAGAGAGGTTTAACTCACGCTTTAAGTTTTCGACAAGTCTGTCATATGATCCTTCGGAGTGCTCTCTTCCGGCAGCGTTAGGGCAGATTGGCTCGAAAGGTGATGTTTTATATATTCTTTCATAGAGTTCATCAGGTATAGGAACATACCTATCGGCATTTTCTGTCTTTGTTCCCCTTATATGAAGAACATGTAAGCCTTCAAGAGTGTCTATGTCCATTCCTCTGGCATGTATAGCCTCCGCAGGTCTGCAGCCACAGTAAAGCATAAGAAGGAATAGAATAAATCGGTCGCTCTTACCACATACAGATAGGAGATGTTTCCTTTCATTCTCTGTAAGGGAGCGCCGCTTTCCCTGTGTTCCTTTAGGCCTGATAAGATTTTTTGCCGGAGAGTCAAGGATTAGGTGATTTTCGACAGCCTTCTCGAAGATAAAGCACAGCTCTTGATGAATCTTTGTTATATGAGATTTACTCATACCGGCTTGATTATTAAGAATTTCCTGGCACATGAGAGGTTTTACTGATTTGATCGGCAAAGATCCTATAGCAGTCAGAATGTGCTTATTGATTCTGAGTTTCATTTCGGATTTGTATGAGTCAGATAAGTTTGGCTTGTAGACATTGATACAACGTTCTGTCCACTGTGCTACAGTCATGGATGCAGATATGGTGATCCTGCCCTCTTCAAGATCTCTAAGCTTCAATGCTTCCTTTTTCGCAACCTCTTCTAAAGAGTTTCCACGGATCCAGTAGCGTTTACCTTCAAAAGTAAATGATTTCTTATACTTGTACTCTGTCATAGCGATACCTCCCGAAAACTAATACACCTGCATATGCCTATGATATTATTGCAGCAATATATAAAAAGCGAGTGGCCAATGACCACTCGCATTACGATCTGAAACAATAAGATGGGCGGCGTATCCATCATCTCAGGTACCCTTTCGGGTGCGTCGGGAGCCTTTCCGACCTTTATTGCTTCAAGAGTAGTCCCATTATACACAAAATGTCTAAAACTGTCAAGGAACTAATGTTCTTAATCTATTGGACTGTATACGATGAGCGAGCTTGGCATCAGTTATGGTATAGAGAGTTGATACATACCAGTATTCGCTGTTTGAATCGAGTTTTATACCTATTTGCACATTATTATCAAATATCTTAACGAGCTCAAAACTATCATCTGATTCTCGTGGACTTCTCCCGATATAATCAGGATTTGATATAATATCAGATATACAGCTTAAGTATTGCTCACATTCAGGGTGTCGGCGCTGGACATGAATACGGAGACCATCATCCTGATATATTTCTTTTGGCAGCTCCGGGTTGCTTATATATTTCTCTGCCGATCCTACAAGAGTTTTGCTCATGTTAATGATAGCTCCTTTTAAATCAGTTTACAGCTCCAAGTCTACATCAAGAAGTTTCTTTACTGCCGCCTGTGTACCGGGATCCGCTGTGCGATAACTCTTTATTAAAGACATTTCCGCCTGAGTAAGTATAATTTCCTGTGAGTTTAGAGGATCCGGAGACTCCCAACCCATCAAAAATGCAGGCGTGACACGGACGATCTTGGATATGGCCTCTATCTTATCTGAAGGAATGTTTGTAACAATTTCGGTTTCGTATTTATATAGAGTCTGTTTGGATATGCCTACTCGTTTTGCCAGATCAGTTTGAGATATCCCGGCAGCTTCTCTTGCTTGTTTTATTCTTTTTCCAACCACGGCGAATACCTCCTTTCTGCGGTGTGATTTTATTATAGCACAAAAAAGTTACAAGTCAAGAAAAAAATATCTTGACAAGTTACATTTTATGTTGTATAGTAGGGGTAACTTAAAAAGATACAGGAGGGAAGCGCATATGATTAACACAAACAGACTTCGTGGAATATTCACAGAGAACGGAGATTCACAGGCAGACGTGGCTAAAATGCTCGGAATTACACCGAAAACCTTTTATATAAAAATGAAAAAAGGTGTCTTTGGGAGCGATGAGATACAGAAAATGATCGAAAAGTATCGCATCGAGGATCCCATGGACATATTTTTTTGCAATTCAAGTAACTTAACAAGATACTAATGCAGGCGTGACACTCAGTGTGGCACTGGCGCACCGGAGCACCTTAAAACAGTGGTTCATATTTTGCCTACGGAGCAACCGGCAAGGAGGTATTTATTATGACGAGAAAAGACATAGTTTATGCATTATCAAACGGAGGTAAGCAGGATTTCATCACCATTCGACGGCTTGCCCAAAAGATGGGTGTCAGTGACAAGACGGCAAAAAGACGATTGGCAGGTGTAAATGCTGTTTCAGGGAAGTATTATCTTATAACCGAAGTGGCAGCGGAGTGGAATAAACAACTTGTAAGGAGGGATTGATTATGAGGAAACCAAAATCTATCTTACACGACGGGGAGAGCTGTTACCTCTGTGGAAGGAACGGCTGCGGTGATCCGTTGGACTGGCACCACATTTTTGACGGTGCAAACAAGAAGTTTTCAGAGCAGTACGGCCTGAAGGTCAGACTTTGCCACCACAGGTGCCATATCTTCGGCAAGGATGCGGTTCACCAAAGCGGTGAGACTTACAGACAGATCCAAGCTGACGGGCAGAGGGCTTTTGAGGAAAACTTCGGAAGCAGAGAAGACTTTATGAGAATCTTCGGGAGAAACTACATTCTCGATGATGATATAGAAGCAGCAGTTTAATCAAAGGAGGGAAATATCATGTCAGAGTACACATTTGAAAACGAGGTTCAGGTTGTAGACACAGACATTTTCAAAAGGGAGTTTATCAACGAAGCAGGCGAGTCAGTCCTTATCACAGTTGAGGGAGTCGAGCTGAAAGAGCTTACCAAACAAAAGCTCAATGCTCAGGTAAAGCTCTTCACTCAGATGATAAGGGATATCCTGGCTGAAACGGAAGGTGATCTCTTATGATCCCACCTAACCGGTATTGCATTGACGACTTAGCCGATGCGTATATCGCCGGTGATGTTCTTATAAATAAGAAGAAACGTGAAATAAGAATGGAGTGTAAAGATGAAGAAATCGACTCTGATATACATGATTAAGGAAGTTTTGCTTGACACAGTGGTGTTTATCGGTCTTTTTTCTCTCATATTTTTATTCGGCCAATAAAAGAGGGCGGCTGACAGGAACCGCCCTCAACTGCTTAGGGAAATATCATTTATTATAATACACCATCTTGTGTGATATGTCAAGAATAAAATACAAAATGTCGGGCGGTCAATCCGCCCTTGAGACTTGCTTAATTTAATCATATAACGACCAAAACTGTTTAGGAGATAACATGCCATTTATACAAGCCGAGACAAGAGCCGGGAGGACTCTGATAGTTGAGCAGTATCAAGCCTCCCGTTTTAACATAAAGAATACCCCGAGGCTTCCTTCGGGTGAGATGTCTGAAGCTCACGAGAAGGCGAATGCAAGAAGGGAAGTCAGGGAACTGACCATAAAGATCAATGCCAACTTCAATCCCGGTGACTATCATCTGGTGCTTGACTACGCTTCAGCAGAACGCCCCCAGAAGGTGGCGGATGCCAAGGAAGACAGAAACTACTTCCTCAGGAGACTGAGATACCTCTCAAAGAAAGCCGGTCTTCCCCTGAAGTACATCATTGTTACTGAGTGGGGTTCAAGAGGCGGCGGTCTCCATCATCACTTAGTTATCAATAAAGCCCTGGACACCGAGCTGATCAGAAAGATATGGAAGAAGGGTAGGGTTCACTTCAATTCTCTCGATGATAAGGGAGACTACTCAGAGCTTGCAGCTTATCTCCTGAAAACGAGGGCAGAGTTTAAGAGGAGGGGCGGATCCGGTAGGCAGTGGTCGGGTTCCCGTAATCTGATCCGACCGGTCACTCATAAAAAGGTGATCCGCATGGATACCTACTACAACAAGCCAAAGCCAAGGAAGGGCTATATATTAAATCCGGACAGCGAAAAGGAAGGCTTCACAAAAGACGGCTTCCCTTATCGTTCTTGCGTTTTCATAAAAGTTTCAAGAGGAAACGATCCATAAGGCACCATTACATCACGAATATAAATACCGTCTCCTGTATCCTGCCCCAGAACTTATGTTACGAACAACAAACAGGATTCTGCTACTGTTACCTCTCCAATGGATAAGAAGTCGCTCTGGGGTAGGATACAGGAGACGGAGAAGGAGGTATCATGGATCGCATCGTACTTTATCCCGGCAAGAGAATTAAGTTTAAGCGAGGGAAGAAGCTAATCAGGGCTACGATCCTGCAGATTTTAGATAACAGCGTATTGTGTTTGATAGAGGGTGAAGTTGAGGAGATATATTTCTCTGAACTGTTCAATTAACATCATTAACGCCCTAAGACGTACACACGCACGTGCGCGCGTTAATTGAAGAAATGGAGGTTTTAAGATGAGAAAAACGAGTATTTTGGTTAACATCCCTTTGAGGTATTTAGATCATCATCCGGATAACCCAAGGAAAGATTTAGGTGACTTGACAGAACTTATAGAGTCCGTAAAAGCAAATGGTATTCTTCAGAATCTTTCCGTTGTATCTGCAAAGGATCCTATCTTCTGGAGAGAGAATGTAGAAAACTATACCGAGGCAAGCGAGCTTGAGGCTGATATCGAGGATATGTGTGACGTCGGCGAGTTTTATGTGATGATCGGCAACAGAAGATACGAGGCGGCTAAAGAGGCTGGGCTTGACTCGGTTCCATGTCGTATCGAGGTAGGGCTGACAAAAGCTGATCAGGTCTCTATCATGCTTGAAGAGAACTTGCAGAGAAATGATCTTACGATACCTGAACAGGCCTATGGCTTCCAACAGTTGATAGATCTCGGCGAGTCTGTAGAGGCGATATCCGAAAAGACCGGCTTTTCACAGTCCACAATCTACAGAAGACTCCATATAGCGGAGCTTCCACGTGACGCAGTAGAAGATGCCGTTGACAAATACCAGCTTACTTTTAAGGACTTCCAGGCGCTCGAAGAGGTTGAAGATCCCAAAGAGAAAGAGAGGATCCTGAAGAATAACGCTGACTCTATAGCTTATGCGGTCAATGCTTATAAGCGTCAGAAGAACGCTGAAGAATGGGAGAAAAATCTTCTCTCCGAAGTCGAGAAGGTCTGTAATCTCTCAGCATTCCCCGAGGATGAACACACATGGGATGATTGGTGGGACAGAATCTGCACCGTCTCCACCGGCGGAGAATTTGATTTATCCGCTTTGCCATCAGATGATGTTTATTATCAAAAAGGCTACAACGGCATATCTTTCTATACACTTGATGAGGTCGCAAAAGAAGAGAGCGAAAAGAAAGCCTCCGAGGTTGACGAGCTACAAAAAGAGAACAACCGGAAAAAGATTACTCTCGATGGTCTGATGGAAGATCTCTACAACCAAGTCAAAAGCTGGGTTTTATATCTCAAAGACGAGGAAGACGAAGGAAGAGGCGCTGAGGTTACATTTTTCGATAACGAGATAAGAGATCTGTTCTCCATTTACTCAAGAAACGTAAGTTACGGTGCTTGCGATACTGCGGCCGAGTATCTGGGTATTGATTTCGATGAGCTTCAGTCCTACTCTCCGGCTCTTCAGATGGTTGCTTTTGTTGCTCAGGATGTTATTGTAGGCTCTACACCTTACTATTACAGCCTGAAGTGGTCAGAGGACGGCTCCGGTGATATAAGAGAGGCCTTAGATGTGTTTGAAGCTCTCGGGTTAAAGTACACCATAGATCAATCAAGGATGGATGAGATTGATTCCGTACTAACCGGAACCCATCCCTATCTGGTAAAGGAGAGCTGAAATGACCACGAGCGAGATAGAACATGTCTTAAGAACTCTACACAGGCATGACACCTTGTTTTCAAGGTACACACATAGCCAAAGCAAAGCTGCAAGTGATATCTGGAACCGTTTAGCCGGTGCGGTAAACTACGAAGAGGTTACAAAGGCGCTAAAGAAGTATAGGGGTGGAAATTACAACAAACGACATGTCTTTAATCCGGCTATGTTCGTACACTTCACTCTTGCTGAGGCTATGGATATTTTTAATGACTATCACCTAAAGATCAGTGCCGGCAGCGGCTTTGTCTACTGCGGATACCCTCCTGACGAGTCGGAAGAAGACGCACTTATCAGAGACATGATCTTAAGAGAACACTACGGGAAACCCATCACAGAGATATACGCTTCCATCCGTCCTAAGCAAATAATCATAAAGGCCGAAGGAAGTACGATATCTCGGTTCTGGGATCAAGAAGAATACGACGCATGGAAGGAAAAGTGGAAGAAAAACAACAAATGGATAGCGAAGGTGTTGACATGACCAAAGAAAAGAAAACCATATATTTTTTAGTCGGGATAATCATAGGCATTATGCTTAGTATCGCCCTGATCGGCAGCGGTGCCATAGCAAAGACGGTAAAAGAACCCTTAGGGAAGTGGTACATCTCAACCTACTCAGCGTCGTGCAACACTCCTTCGGGTACACACAACACTTCTTCCGGAGCTTATGCTACTGTAGGAAGAACGGCAGCGGTTGACAAAAGAAACCCTCTTGTCCCTATGGGTTCATGGATCTACATCAAAGGCATAGGAAAAAGACATATCGAGGACTACGGCGGATTCGGTCGCTACAACGGCAGCCGCCGTGCCGTAGACGTATTCACAGATGGAAAAGGCTATCTGGTTGAAAGAGAGGTATGGCTGATCCGCAAAGAGACCTCTAAGGAAAAGAAAAAGCGGATTGCTGACCTTAAAAGAGAGCGTGAGCGCTCCGAGAAAAGACTTCGTTCATTACGGCAGCGGTGCAGGTTTAAGCTGATTTATGATCCGGATCTTGCTCCTTATCAGATTGTGACTGATCCTGAATATATCAAGGGCGGTACGGTGCAGATCGGTTATAAGCTTTATGACGTCGTAGGAACTGAAAAGGGGCTTGCTTACACGATAAAGACAGGTAACTGGCTTGCATATAGAGGCATACGCACAAGGCTTAATTGGGTATGTGAGGAGGCGGTAGGATGACACGAGAAGAAGCAATAAAGGAACTTGAAGAAGATAAGGCGTTATATATGCCTGAAGAGTGGATAGAGAGCCTTGACAGAGATACTCCCGATGGCAGATTGATAACAGCCCTTGATATGGCAATCAAAGCATTGGAACAAGAACCATGTGATAAATGCGAAGTCGGAAATCCATGTTTGTACTGTAAGCATGAATTTGAGCCACAAGAAGGCGAGGATAAAGAATAATGAGTATGCACGTTACAGATAAAGAGTTGCAAAAACATATTAACAAAATAGGATATAAAGGCTGTAAGAATTGTAAGCATCGGATATCGCCATTAAGAATGTGCAGATGGGCTGAACAAGGCGGTGACGGGCAAATACATTTTGTATGCCCCAAGTGGGATAAGGCAGAAAGCAGTAAATCTTGATACTTAAATCCCGGTCGAGGATTTTTGTATAAAGTCCATCGGGCAAGCTAAACCTCTGTAACTGATGTTTTGTATTAACAATTTTTGATAAGGTCGCTCAACCTTGCTTGTCCGGTGGATGTTTTAGGAGGTGAAAGATGAAGGAGCTTAAAGGCTGCAAGAAAAAAGACAAAAGAACGCTTAAGAGCAAACTAACAAATCTGAGGCCGGCGAAGCTTAAAGCTGATATTCGTGCATACTTGCCGTTTAGATACACACTAAGAGACAAGTTTCCGCCGGTGTATCTACAAAAACACGGAGACTGTACATCTAACGCTGTGTTAGGGTGTGATGATTTTCTGCACCACGGCAGCGACTGGATGCCTTCGACGGTTTTTACATACTTTAATCAAAAGAAAGACGAAGTGCCTATGAGAGACGATGGGAGCAGCGTTGAGATTGCATTGGATATGGTTAAGAAGTATGGTGTTTGCGATTCTCAGATATGGTCAAATGACAATCCTTGGAATCTCAAACCGTCCAAAGAGGCATACGCTGACGGGATAAAAGGCAAGCGCTTGAAAAATTGGTATGAGATCAAAAAACATGAAGCAGTTAAAGAAAGCGCTCGCATCAGGTTATCCTGTGGCCGGAGCAGTTGCGTGGGCTTTCTCCAGGTATGATGAGAACTATATACTTGATGATCCGTCAGATAAAGCCATTGATGAGTGTGTCGGTCATGCGATAGTGATAGTCGGATATGATGATATATCTCAGCTTATAGAGATCAGGAACTCTTGGGGCGAAGGCTGGGGTGATCATGGATACGCATTTATCCCGTATCATACATTTAAGCGAGTGATATGGTGGGAAGACACCTACGCTGTCACCGGATAGGAGGTATTATGAGCCCGAATGATGGATTTATATACATACCAACAAGATTTGGACTTCCTGAGGATGGTATCTATGCAGTTATGAGACAGGTTAAAACTTATATTGTCAAGGATATCGTATGGCGCAGAGACGGAAAGTGGGTTTCCCTGGACGGCAAGCCCTTGCCGGATGAAAACATAAAATCATGGGCTAAGGAGTAAAGCAATGAGAAAATGTATATGTTGCAAGATCCCGATGAAGAACAACGTATTCGAGGTTGTAGGTACCGGGAGCTACAGTTATGATCAGTGTCCGAAGTGCGGCCTTATCGTCTATAATCATATTACCGGCAAGAGACTGCATCCGAGGGATCTAAGCAATTATAGAAAGGGGCTATGTCATGACGGAAAAAGAACTTGATAGCTTGTTTAATGAGCTTATAACGACTGAAGACGTAAAGGAACTGACAAACAGGTACAAAGATGCCGAACTGGTAGAGGATGTGATCAACAGAGTTTACCAGGTATCAAAGGCGGTGCTAAGCAGACTTAAGGTAGCTCCGGGTTATACATATAACGGGGCAGCGGTTTATTATCACGAGTGAGGTAGTTATGTATTACGGCAAACACAGCTCAAAGATCAGATGTGAGCTCTTCCTGCGGGAGAGTGATCTTCAGATAACCTGTCAGACCGGAGACGAATATCTGACATGCAAGAAATTTGATACAAAAAAACAAAAAGAGGATTATCAAAAGCACCACTGTCTCTTTGGTTGTGTACGCTGTGAAGCGGCTTTGAAGGCGTTTGACACAGACTGAAAAGTTTACCCCAAACTTGGGGTGACTTTTTTTATTTTATGTGGTATAAGGGATGTAGAACGGTTGTTCTGACACCGGAGAAAGATCCGTAGAGACTAAGGGAAAGACCTTTGACGAAGGAAAGACTTTTGACACAGGAGAAAGATCCAAGAGACACGAGGGAAAGACCTCAGGAAGGAGGTATCCGATGGAGGATACAAAATTAAATCTTCAGCTTTTCGCAGATGGCGGAGATGCTGCAGATGCAGGCGAAGGCAGCGGCGATGGCGCAAATGCAGTTGACGATGCTGCCGAGGCAGCGGCAAAACATGCGGAAGAATGGAACAATCTGATCAAGGGTGACTTCCGGGAAGACTATCAGAGATCAGTCAAGGATCACGTAGACCGAAGATTTAAACATCAGGCAGAATTAGAGGAGCGCTTGGGTAGCCAGGACAAGCTCATATCATTTCTGTCAGAGAGGTACGGCCAGGAGGATCCTGCGGAAATCCTTAATTCGATCATGAATGACGACGCATTGTTTCAGGAGGAAGCTGCCGAAAGAGGACTATCAACAGACCAGTACAAGGAGATGAAACGTCTTCAGTTTGAGAAAGCCCAGTCTGACAGAGAGTTAGAGCAACTTGAAAGACAAAGGGCAGCGGATGAGACTTATGCAAAGTGGATCAAGGAGGCAGAGCAGGTAAAAACGTTTTATCCCGGCTTTGACCTTGAAACAGAGCTTGCGAACGAAAGATTTGTCGATCTGATCACAAAGAATGTCGATCTCATGACGGCATATCAGGTTATTCACATGAATGACACTATCACAGGTGCTATGCAGACCACAGCTCAGGCGGTGGCGCAAAAGGTAACCGACGGTATACGTTCAAAAGGCATGAGACCGCTTGAAAACGGTATAGCAAGTCCTACACAGCCTGCAAATGACAAGGTAGACTTTTCAAAAATGTCCGTAGAGGACATGAAACAATATGCGAGAAGGGCTGGAAATGGAGAAAGAATCACATTTAGTTAGCCCTTCGGAATTGGAGGACTAAATGAACGTAAAGTACAAGCTGAATCTTCAGCAGTTTGCAAACGCAAACACCAACGTAACCACACAGGCTTCTCTCTCTGACGAGATGAAGACTTACTACAAGACCGCACTTATCAAGATGGCTCAGGAAGAGCTCATCCATGATCAGTTCGGCGACAAGAAGCCGCTCCCGAAAAACGGCGGTAAGACTATCGAGTTTAGAAAGTTTGCTTCGCTCCCCAAGGCTACAACCGCTCTTACTGAGGGTGTAACTCCGGACGGGCAGAGCATGACCGTATCTGCACTTACGGCTACAATAGCTCAGTATGGCGGATATGTAACTCTTTCCGACATTCTGGAGCTGACTGCGATTGACAATAACCTCTTTGAGGCTACTGAACTTATCGCACAGCAGGCAGGACGTACGCTTGATACCATCACAAGAGACGTTCTTCACGGTGGTACAAACGTTATCTATGCACCAAAGTCAAACGGAACCGCTGTAACACAGCGTTCAGGCCTTGATACTACATGTCTTCTGACTCCTGATCTTATCCTGAAGGCTCGTACTCTTCTGAGAAAGAACAACGGAAAGAAGATCCCGCACAACGGCTCAGAGGCATATGTAGCTATCGTTCACCCGGATAACGTCGAGGTTCTGGAGAAGGATACAAACTGGAAGGATTGGACTAAGTACACTGATCCTACCAAGATGTACAAGAACGAGGTAGGCATGATCCACGGCGTTCGCGTCATCGAGAATACCGAGGCAAAGATCATCAACGATAGCACCTGTCCGGTTCTCACTGCAGCATCAGGAAACGATCCGGCTACTTACTACTCTGTATACTCAACGATCATCCTTGCCGCTCACGCATACGGCGTGACAGAGGTTGAGGGCGGCGGCCTTCAGCATATCGTCAAGCAGCTCGGCGAAGGTGATGATCCGCTGAATCAGAGGGCTACAGTAGGTTGGAAGGCTACGAGAGTAGCAAAGAGACTCGTAGAGGAGTACATGGTACGTATCGAGAGTCTTACACCGGCTTCTGCTACAGAACCCGCTAACTAAGTTTTATGCGCCTCCGGCTTTCGCCGGGGGCTGATTTGGAGGTTAATCATGGCAAGAACTACAGAAGAAGCAAAGAACGAGGCAAAGGTTGAGGCGAAAGTAAGCCTCAAAGATCCCGGCATGGAGCTTGTAGAGACTATCTTTCCGGATATGCCAGGTACAGACTACCATGGCGATATCACGGTAGGTCTTAACGGCGTTATGTACAAAGTCAAAAGAGGCGTACAGGTTAAGATCCCGGTTGCGTTAAAAGAGATCATCGAGCGCTCTATGGATGAAGATGCCAAAGTGGCAGCCAAGATTGAAGGTCTCAAAAAAGCTGGAGAAAAGGCTTCTGCAAATCTGTAATTTTGTGAGGGGCTTAATGCCCCTCATTTTTAAGGAGTCAATATGACTATAGAACAGGCAATAGATAGAGCGGATAGGTTAAGACCTAACGCTTTTGTGACTACAGAAAAAGTAAGATGGCTTTCAGAGCTGGATCTTCAGGTCTACTCTGAAGTTATTTTAATGGCGGATAAAAACTGGAAATACAGAACTATCGAAGAAGAAGTAACAGATGGTGAAGGAAACGTGGTAGAAGTAAAGACGGTTGAGGACAAATCAACCAAAGTACCGGCATTCGAGTTTGAGGGGTACGATGAAACCACACCTCTTGACACCGAGCTTTTGATAGATGAGCTGTATTCAAACACTTATGTTGACTATTTGCTCTCGAAGTATGACCTATACTCACGAGAGATAAACGCATATAACAACTCGGCACTTGTATTTAACAACGAATACCAGAACTACTGTGCATGGTACAGAAGAAACAACGAACCCATAACAAGGAGGGTGAGAGGGATATGATCTTACCGGAATTAAAAGAAGGTCGTAGCATCAGATATCCCATATCACAATTTATGGGATACAACAATTCAGAAAGATGTTCAGAGGCGGAAGGATATGACGAAGTAAACATATCTTCTGACTACTATCCTTTACTCACTCCAAGGAGCAGGAGGGTTATAGTTGAGAGTGGTATTGCCGGCCTGAAGGGCTTACATGTAAATGACGGACTGATAGAAATCAAACAAGACTCAAACGAGATCGACAATGTACTCTTCTACGAAGGAGAAAGAATAGATCAGCTCCCTGGAACAGGTCGAAGACAGATGTGTTCTATGGGGGCTTATGTCATTATTTACCCGGATAAATACAGATTCAACACAAAAGACAAGACTTTGGAATCATTAGGGGCAAGCTATAGTACGGCATCCACGGTCACTTTTACTCCATGTACGATGGACGGAACCACTATAAACCCCACGGTATCAAGTACAGAACCGGCAAATCCTACGAACGGTCAATACTGGCTTGACACTTCCACTACACCGAATTCTCTCATGCAGTGGTCGGACTCTCAAGGGATGTGGAATGCTATAGCCACATCTTACGTAAAGATTAGTGCCACAAACATCGGCAAGAACTTTAACAAGCTGGATGTGGTAGCGATATCAGGGGTTACTGGAACTTATGCCGAGACTTTCAACACGGATATGGCTATCTGGGACAAAAACGATAATCAGATTGTTGTTACCGCCCTGATTAGCGCTGTTTTCACGAATAGTGGGATAAGTATAGTGAGGAATATCCCTGACTTAGACTTTATCTGTGAGCATGATAACAGGATATGGGGTTGCAACTCAGAAAAACATGAAGTCTACGGATCCAAGATAGGTGATCCTACAAACTGGTATTCATATCTCGGCACGGCAGCGGACTCATACGCTGCAACTGTGGGTACAGATGGAGACTTTACCGGATGCGCCGCTCACGGCGGTAGCGTTATATTTTTCAAGGAGAGATTCATCCACAAGCTCTACGGTACGGCTCCTTCGAACTATCAGCTTGACACCAAACCGGAAAGAGGCATACAAAAAGGCTGCCATGATTCGGTTGGATTGATATCAGGAGTGCTATTCTATAAGGCCGTAGATGGCGTTGTAAGGTATGAGGGGAGTTATCCCACCCTTATATCCAAAAACCTCGGGCAAACGGCATACGGCGAAGCTATAGCAGGTGTCTGGAATGGTGTTTACTATGTCGCCATGAAAGACAAGACCGGTACACAGAAGTTATTTACGTTTAATACATCTAACGGCCTCTGGCATGTAGAAGACTCTCCCTCGAACGTTGAGTTTATGACAGAATACGAGAACAGGCTCTTGATGTTCGATAATCGCAGGAATATGCTTATTGCCGCCGGAGATGATACAAAGATAGGTCAAACCACATACTCTATAGATCCGGCTCCGCTTTTATGGGAGCGGACATTCGGGATAGTAGGGATAGACACTTCACCGAACACGGATCCGAACTTTAAGTATGTGTCTCAAGTCCTGATAAGGTTTTACATGGAGTTAGACGCTACGTTCAAGGTTGAGGTAGAGTACGACTCTCTGGGAGAGTGGGAAACTATATGCGACATAAAGAACAAGTATGAGTTTAGCAGAAAAGACACGCAGTCCTTTTCAAATCTTCGCTCAATGGAGATTCCATTTATACCAAAAAGGTGTGACCACATGAGGATAAGAATATCCGGCAGCGGTTACGCAAAGATATTCTCCATCACCAAAAAGATTGAAGGAGGAGGCTTATGACATTCAAGTTTACATATCAGCCTTCCAAGGATCTTGATGAGGCAAATAAACAGATTACCAATCTTGTAGAGCTCATAAAAAACGAGTTTCTACAGATGGCAGACCTTGAAACCACGAAACAGATTGAGGACAAGGTTGAACAGGAAAGTGAAAAGACCGGCCGTAATATAGCCCAGGTCAGAACGAAAACCACAAAGAATTCTTCCCATATTGCCATGATGGCAACGTTTAACGATGCGACCGGAGTGATAAGTATCACTTCGGCACTCGTAAACGGTATCGAGAGATCGACAATTCAATTAAAGGGAGATCAGATACACTTAGATGGAGATACCTATATCGGCAGTGGTTTTACGCTTTACGGCGATAATATAGCCTCAAGAACAATAAAGGCAAGTCATATTAAGGCGGCTGCTATTACTGCATATGAGATAGCAGGAAAGACCATAACGGCGGCCGAGATAGCATCCGGCACTATAACCGCCAATGAGATAGCTGCACATACTATAACGGCGGCGGAGATAGCGACAGATTATGTATATGCCGGTTATATCAATGCGAGCAAAATAACCGCAGGAGACTTAAATTTAAGCGGATATAAATTATATTTAGCAAACGGTGCATACGTATCTACAGAACAAACCGGTTATTCAGGAACCGTGTATATTCATCCCGGTTTAATAACAGGCGAATTAGAATGCAGCACAATCGAGATACTTAATATGCGCACAATTTCTTATTCACCGGACGTTGTTTATGTTGGGGCGATGCTTTATCAATCTTCAAGTTCTTCAAAAAGATACAAACACGACATAGAGCCTATCGGAGAAGAACTCGACGCTCGTAAACTGTACGACATTCCTGTAGTGCAGTTTATATACAATGAGGGTTATTTGTACGAGAAAGATCCAAGAGCCGGTGTCCCAGTACCCGGGTTTATCGCCGAAGATATTGAGAAAACTTATCCTATAGCATGTGATTATAAAAATGGTGATCCGGAGAACTGGAACTTTAGATATATCATTCCACCCATGCTTAAGCTTATTCAGGATCAGCACAAGGAGATAGAACAGTTAAAAGAACAACTTGCATCTCAGTCAGAGAAGCTACTTTCGTTGGAACAGAGATTACAGAAGTTAGAGGAGGCGCAAAATGGCTAAGAAGAAAGTTACCCAAGGACAGCTTACCACTTCGATAGCGGCAGCCGGAGGCGGAGGCAGTACGAAGAATAATACCACAAAGAAAAACACAACCACGCTGAAATCAACATTGACGTCGGTTGCATCAGGAAAGCCTGCAACAGTCACCACGACACAGACGGATGCACAAAGGGCGGCTCTGTTTAATGCTGCCAATCAGGCAGCGGAACAGGCGCAGACTGCAACTACCACGCCGGTAAACACATACCCTACTCAGTACGCTCCTACTTATCAGGCGGTAGCGCCGACACCCGTAGAACCATACCAGAAGTCCAAGGCTGTTATAGATGCAGAGGCTCTTTACGACAGATTCCTGAACGGAGAAGAAAAACCGACCTATACATCGAAGTATGCTGATACAATATCTGCCTTAGCCGACAAGATAGCAAACAGAGAGCAATTTAAGTACAACTTCAATGAGGATCCTTTATATCAGAATTATAAAGACCAGTATCAGAGGCAGGCTCTCCTTGGACAACAGGGAGCTATGGCGCAGGCAGCGGCTCTTACCGGAGGATATGGCAATTCTTATGCTGCAACGGCAGGAAATCTTGCATATCAGGAGAATATGTCACAGCTTAACAACGTGATTCCTCAGCTATACGAAGCAGCCATGAGAAAATATGAAAATGATATTGCAGGTCAAAGAGCTGACCTCTCAATGTATGAGGGGCTTGAGGACTCCGATTACGGTAGATACAGAGATACACTTGGAGACTGGAACACCGACAGAGACTTCTACGGCAATGACTACTACAGAAAGTCTGATCAGGACTACGCTCAGTACAGAGACAAAGTAGGTGATACACAGTGGAAGGACAGTTTCAATCAGTCAGAGAACCAGTTTGGAACGAATTACAACGAGGATCAGCACTGGAAGAACAAAAACTTTGACTATCAAAAGACTCTGGATGATTACCAGAAGTACATAGATGAAAAAACTTTCAAGTATCAGCAGGAAAGAGACGAGATAGCGGACAGGCAGGCAGAGCTAAACTATCAGCTGAACAAACAGCAGGAAGACTTTGACGAGCGCTACAAGCTTGCCTCCTTGGGTTTAAAAGGTAGTGCCTCCGGATCGTCCGGAAGATCAGGAGGCGGTTACAGATCATCCGGAGGAAGCTCAAGCGGTATTACTGCAAATCAGAGAGGTGTATACTCCTCAATCTATAAATGGAAAAACGGAAACAGCGGACAATCCAAGGTGGCATGGAATTCACTGAATGGAGTCTTGAAAGATAAGTATAACCTCACTCCCGAGCAGATTGATTATCTGTATTATGATTATCTCGGGTTCAAAGGCGGCAACAAAACACAGGCCGTTGAGGCTACAAGCTCTGACAATGCGAGAAGGACTTCCGCAACCAAGAAAGAATACCAGTCAATAGATGATGTTATAAAAGACTTTGGAGCAAAGGCTGTAGAGGATGCTCATATCCTAAGCTATGTAGACTTTATCAGGAATATGCCTTCTGACAGATCGCTCTCCAAGTACAAGTCTTATCCGGACTACTTAAAGAAGATGGTAAAGAAGCTGACAAAATAAGGAGAATATAGATGGCACGTTTATCTTCACGTGATTGGAATAAAAAGCAAAGAGACTTTGAAAAAGAAAACCTCCGTAGAGCTGCTAACACGGTAAAGGCTGAGGCGAGGGAGAAGCAAAGATCCGGCCACATAGCAGGCGCTATGGAAACGGCCGATACTAACGCTAAACTGTATAGAGTGGCACAGATGGCTGCAGATGTAAGACAGCAGTCAAGGAAAGGCTCCAAGGACTATAGACAAGCCGACAGGCTCTTTAAGTCTGCCGTAAACTCCGAGAACAGATATAGAGATTCCGTAAACAGGACACTCGAAAACCGAGCAAATACGGCCAATAATCGTGCGAACACGGGTACAAATCGTGCGAACGCTGGAATAACTGGGAGAACGAACGAGAGCAAACCGAACAACGTGTTCGACTCCGGAGATTATAGAACTAAATTGATGATACTCTCGCAGAAAAGAGCGGAGGACAGATATCAGAATCAGCTCAAACAAAGAGAAGACGAAAGAAAGGCATATCTCTACAAGTATGGTGATGTAGAGCATATGTCTTATTCTGAACTTAAGAACCGCATAAGCAAGTTAGAGAGCGAGAAAGCCCAGAGAAAAACCGAAAGAGGCGATAACGACGCAAATATGATGGGTGCCGCCGGTGGCGGTGTCTCCTCAATCATCAATGGCAATCAGGGGATCTCTCCGGCAAGAAGAGAGACTCTTGATAAACTTGACAAAGATGCTGATGATAAGATCGCCGAATATAAGAAGGCTCTTCCGGCAGCGGCTATAAGAAGCGAAGAAGAAAAGATCACCGAAGACGAGAAAAAGGCTATAATGGCCGTCGCTGACAACGTAAGGAAGAATAACCACGGTTTCGCTACTGTAATGAATCCAAGCGTAGGCTACATAGAAAACAATATTAACGAAAAACTGAAACAACCTCTTGAAAGCCTGAAGAAAAAGGGTGTTGACGTAGATTATCTTGTGGATGCCTACGGCGCTATGATGGACAATGCCGACGCTGAGAGAGACGCAAGAGCAAGTAAAGACTTTGCCAAGGAGAGTGTTGGTAACGCTATCCTCTCTTCTGCCGCTACGGTTTTAGCTTCACCGGCCACGATGGTAAGTGGTATAGGTGAAGATATTTCTCATGCGCTTAGAAATACCTTTGGCGACAAACCTCTTCCGGTAAATCAGAAAAACAGGTGGCTCTCCAATAATACAGAAGCTATAAGGGGCGGAGTCAGTGAAGAGATAGAAAATCCTATCTGGAACTTCGTCTATAATGCAGGTATGTCTGCCGGTGATTCTGCCATGGCTCTTTTAACCGGATCCGCCATAGGCGGAGCTATGGGTGCAGGAGCTAAGATCGGAACCAAAGCAACACAGTTTATCATGTCTGCCGGTGCAGCCGACTCAACATATAACGAGGCTATAGAGCGTGGCATTGATCCTATGAACGCTCTTGCTACGGCGGTGACTGCCGGTGTAGCCGAGTGGGTTACTGAAAAATACTCTATTGACAATCTGAAAGCCCTGGCAACCAAACAGCCAAAGACCTTCAAGGAACTTGTAAAGAATATTGGTAAACAGATGGTAACAGAAGGATCCGAGGAAGCGGCTTCTGATGTTATGAACACTATAGCTGACAATATCATAAATGGCAAAAAATCTGTATTCGAACAGAGTGTTCGGTCATACCTTGACAGAGGACTTACTGAGGAGCAGGCGAGAAAAGCCGCCATGATGGACTGGTTAGGAAATACCGCCTATGATGCAGCTGCAGGTGCATTCTCCGGTGCTCTTATGGGCGTAGGCGGTCAGGCTTTGTCATTTAAGCAGGTTCAAAACAACTTCTCTTCATACGGAGATATGGTTCACAAGACCGGTGATATCAATCAGGTTATAGATTATGCAAAGAGATTTAATGATCTTGAGAAAGAGGCAGGCAAACTTGAGAAGGTAAAGTTTACAGATAAAGAGGCTGAAAGAGCAGGAAGGCTGGCTGATACGCTTCAGGAAAAGATAGAAGGCAGGATCGGCGAGGCCACAAATGCCGTAGAGCTTACTGATACATACAATGAGTTATCCGAAGATGCCCCGGATATCATAAAGGCGAATATAGATGATGCGGTATTAAGAAAAGCGGAAGAACTCAAAGGAACAAATGAGGATGAATCCGAACAGTATGTTCTGTCCCAGATAACCGAAGAGGCAAGAGGCAGTCTTGAAAGAACATTAGACACTATCTCAACCAAGATAGAGACAAGCTCCAAAGAGGATGAAAAGGTTTCTTCTCAGGACTTCGGAGAAGGTACAACCAAGGAACAGGCAAAACAGATAAAGGTACACGGCAATACTCAGGCTCGTCTTGCGGCCTCCGGAGAAAGCGTAAACATAGATGGTTTCGTAAACATTGGAACCGACAATGTAGGTATAAGGATTGACGGCAACGATGTTGTACCCATAGATTCGCTTGTATTTGATGATCCAAGAGTAGAAGGACTGTATCATGCTGCAGCTTCCATGGACGACGAGGCAGCGGCCTCTGCTATGGTATCCGGATATAATGGCAGGATGGATGCAGCTACATACTTCGGAGACTTCGAGAAGGCTTATAACTGGGGTTCGATAGGATATGACTTCGACGAGATGTATAAGCGCTCTCCCTTTAGTATATCTAAAGATATTGCTTATCAGGCCTACGCTTTAGGACATAATGCCTATGAAGCATCCTACGAAGAGGCGTTGAACAGATCAGAAAATGTCAGAACCGGCAAGACTTCCTTCAGACAGGGCGAGGGTAAAGTCATAAATGAGCGTAGGGATGCTGAGGATCTTGAAAAAGGTGTCTATGAGCATATAGATGAGAAGCTGGCAAAGAAGTTAGGCATAAATATCAGGGAAGTTGATCAGACGAACAAAGATATCAACGAGAAGATAAATGGATTCCTGGACATAAATAATGCTGAGATGGTGTTCTCTGATGCCGCTCAGTCTGATTTTGGTGTCAGAATACATGAATCTATGGAGTTTTTGGATGCGGTGGATCCGGCAACCTATGATTCACTTATGAAGTTTGTTCTCCTGTACGCTATGAACCGGGACAGTAAGACCTCAAACGATGATATTTATAATACTATAATGGCATACAGAGAGACTTACCGTGGTGTCGAGGGCAATAAAACCTTTGCCGAAGCAGCTGGTGAGTATCTCAATGATGCGGTGAGCGGAGTATTTTTCTCCGAAGAGGGCGCTAAAGACTTCTTGGAGTGGCTCAACAAAGAGGATATATCAGAAAGCGAGAAGAAGGGAATCCTTCAGACCATACTTGATATCATAGACAAACTGATCAAAGCTCTCACAGAGGCTCTCGATCGTTCACATATGACCAAGGCTCAAAGACATGCTGCAAGTGTGAAACTGGAAACCCAGAAAGAGATCAGGCAGATGTTTTTTGATGCCATGGAGTATGGCGCAAAGACATATAAGGGCAGCACCGGGGCGACTACGGAGCAAGGGAAGGCTGCAAGTGCGAAGGCGTATGGGCTGAGGGTTGGAAGTGAGAAGCTATTCCCTGAAGAAATGTCGTTTAGGCAGCAGATTAAAAGAGTTCTCTCTGAGAAGACTAATCCAGATTATCATATCCATGTCTGCAATTCCCCGGAGTTTTTATCTGAAATCGGGTTAGACAGTAGTATTCCGCTATATATGACATATAGCCATGTTTACACGATATATAAAACCGCAGAGGAAGCTATAAGGGAAGGTAAGCTTTCTCCATATGCGAGCGAGAAAAAGAAGAGACATTACCACGGACTTCATAGACAAATATATAAGCTTCCGAAAATAGTGCATGATATTTCAGCAGTCTGGATGACTGGAAGAGATGAGAGTGATACTCGCATAACTCTATTAACTAACGAGACTGATGCAGAAGGCAAGAGAATAGTAATAGGACTCAATCCAAATGTTAAAGTACATACACAGAATGGGAAATATGATGCCAATTTGCTTTTGACTGCATATGGAGCCGATGAACTTACAGAGATAATAAGCGATGCGGTAAAAAATAATAAGATGCTTATTGTTAGAAATAAAGAGGACATCCAGAAATACGTCCCCGGGCTATTCTCCGGAGAGGCTTCTTATGATGTCCTTAAGGATAATATAACAAAATATAAGGCTATTGTCAATAGGTCGGATTCAAAAAAATATTCTTTGGCTGTTTCGGAAATGAATTCCAATCAGCTTGATAATGCCTATCAGGCAGCGGTTGAGTCCGGAGAAGAAGAAAAACAGGCAGAGCTTGTCCGTGAAGCTGCGAGGCGTGCCGGGTATGATTCGCCTATGCTTTATCATGGTACACAGAATTTCGGCTTTACTGAACTTAATACAGAGAAAAGTGATGATAAAATCTCATTTTTCGCCACAAATAATCTCTCTATTGCCTCCTCTTATTCTGGAAGCAATAAAGAACGAAGGATAACAGAAGACACCACTATTTCCGATGATAAAATAGCAGATGCGCTGGAAGAAACTGACAGCTTTAGGGATATCAAGGAGTTTAAGGCAGAGGATAAAGAGAGCAGATATGAGTACCTGAAAGAACAGCTCAATGCTATGAGCGACTTTGTTGAACAGCACGAAAAAGACATGTACAACAAAGGCCTGATGAATGCGTACAGA